ATATAGTCCATAAACCTGCCGGGCATTTATAAGCCTTTAATTTGCAGCCTTCAAACTGCTTTATTAAATCTCTACCGGCTTTGTTTACTTCCATAATCTATTCCAATAAGCTAAAATTAATATAATGGCTATTATTAGCCCTATTAGAGCCTTCCAAAAGTTATTGGCAGTACTTACCTTATTTTTATCTACAATCGAAATTTGAGCCGTTTCTGTGCGATTAAAGGCTATTGTATCTTTTTTGACTAAGCTATTGTCGGTTTCTTTCTCTTTTGTTTGATACACCCACTTAGTTACTATTTTGGGAACTACTATAATGCTATCCTTTGTTACACGGATTGTGTCATAAATAGTAACTTCTTTTGTAAATACCTGTTCCTTCTCGATAATCTTAGTAACACTATCATAAAAAGTAAGATGCACGGAGTCAATCTTAGTTGTCCCCGTGCTATCATAACGCTTTTCGAACTTCTTAACCGAAGCGCAAGAAGTAAATAATAAGGCTAAAAGTATTAATCTCATTTAAGTTTCTTGGTCATTTTGTAATAGTATCGAATAGCCATAAGACCTGAAACGATAGCCACCAAACTTGCAATCAATGTGAATAGCGGTTGAATATTGGATAGGCTTAAAATAGCACTAACTACTGATACGATTGTTGATTGGTCTGCTTGGTTGTTATTTGCCATTTATAGTTCTTCTTCTTCTTGTTTGTTAAATTCTATGCCGGTAGTCCAATCTTCTAAGAAGGTAAAATCTTCCAAGCCATTGGGGTTCACAACGTTAATTATTTGAAAATCAAATTCTTTATCATTTAAGGCTTCAATATCTTTGGTTAGCTTCTTGATGCCTTCCTTTGAGAATTTGTATTCCCCTTTCTCCGTAAGCAATAGGCAATCGTTACTATCCGTTTGCGCATTGTCTAATCTTAGGCTTTCTACTTCCGTGTTATAGGCTTCGTGATAAGGCTTTACTTTGTTGTAAATTTGCACTAACTTTTTTTGTGTCTTTGTTTCACTGTTACCGATTACGGCATTAAGGTTTGCTACTAATTGGAGCAGTTGTTTGTTCTTCATTTTCGTTTGTTTTTGTTTGTAAAGATAATTGTGGATTGCTAAACGGCAAAGGTAATGTTACAATCTTTGGATTAATTTGGTCTGCTATCTGGCTATCTAAGTTTTCGTTAAGTGATTCAACATTTAAAATGCTTTCAAGCCAACCGCATACCATTTCATAAGTAACTTGCTCATAAGGAACAAAATCAGCCGGGTCAGGAGAAGGAACGCTTGATGCTCCATAAACTTCTGCGCTGTATGTTTTCTCCCCGTCTACTTGCTCCGCTTGGTATCTCCAATGTATTACGCAGATAACGTCTGTTAAATCATCTTTTGTTTTTGGGTAAGAATCCATTGAGCTAATTACCCATTTGTAACTTGTTGTCATTTTTATTTATTTTTAAGGTAAACCATTTAAGGCAGGTATTGAATAAGTAGTTCCGTTTACTGATACTATTATGTAGCTATTTGTTGATATAGAGCCTGAACGTGCATCTCCTAATTTCCAAGGTTGTGCAGTTCCGTTTGTTGGTGCGCCTGTCTTTATTGAGCCTGTGTTTATTTCTACATTACCCCCACTTGTTATGCGCATACGTTCTGATGCACCTGCGCTAAATCTTAAATAATTACTTGTTCCAGCATAAATATTAATATTATCAGAGCCGTGATATATTTGACCAACTTCTGTTCCATTTAGTGCAAAAGATAGAACATGATTACCTGCGCTTGTAGAATTTAATATAATGCTACCACCTTTTACTTCTAATAAACCTGTTGGCGATGTAGTACCTATACCTACGTTACCCCCATTTGTTATGCGCATACGTTCGGTGTTGTTGGTAGATAAAGATAAATAACCATTAGATGCATTATTCAATGAAGCATCTACTCCAATTTGTCTAATATCTAAACCACCTGCACTTGCGCCAGTTGTTGAATTTCTTAATAGAAATCTTGCAGTTGTATCACCTGTGTTGTTAATAAATGTTAAACCATTTATTTCTAATAAACCTGCTGGCGATGTAGTACCTATACCTACGTTACCGCCCGAGGTCATTGTCATTATATTAGAACCGCCATATACATTAAATTGTAAGTTAGCTGCTCCTGATGGTGTTTGTAAAGAAAAGTATCTTACATTGTCATCTCCTATTAAAAACTCTTGCGCTGCACTTCCGCTTGATAGCATCATTGAACTTGTAACGTGCAGTTTTCTTTGTGGCGATGTAGTACCTATACCTAAGTTAGAGTTATAGAACGTAGCGATTGTGCCACCTGTATCAGCAAACTGAATAGATGCAGCACTTCCACTTGTACCACCTTTAATTGTTAATGTATCGCTACCACTTGCAAAACCTAATACATTAATATTATCTCCGCTTGTATTTCTTTTTGCATAATAGTAATTTCCATTTGGTATAAAAACATTTCCCCCCGTTGTTACACTACTTGAAAATGTAGCTGCTCCTGTTGTTGTTATTGAAAGTAAAGGACTTCCGCCACCACTTGTTAAAACAAAGTTTCCTGTGCTTAGATTATCTCTACCAAAATCAAAGTAGTTTGTACCACCTTGGTCTGATGTTCTAAAATTACCTTTGCCTTGTCCTGATGCATCATTACCGCCTTGCGCCCATATTAAAGTATTAGTACCACTATTAGTAACTCTTAAAGTACTCGTAAACCTTCCTGTACCACTTACATCTAACTTATATGTATCATTAGTATTTCCTATTGATAAATTACCACTCGCATTTAACGTCATTGCTTGGGTAAAGGATGCAACATTACCTGCCGTTCCTGAAATAGTGCTTATAAACCATTGGTGAGCTCCTGATGTCTGTTGATACCTTGTTGCATATGCTGAAACTTTATAAATATAATCTGTACCATTAAAATAATTATTTGCTCCAAGATACATTGTTTGCCCACCACCTGTATATGTACCTAGATATACTCCATTTGCAAATTCAAGAACTTTAAAATCACTCCACGCACTCGGTGTAACTCCTAATCCTAAATTGCCTGAAGCGTTAATTGTTAAAGCATCTAATAAAGCACCACCACTTTGCCTAACTCCAAATACCATTTTAGCTGCTCTTGTATTTCCTGCAGCATCAGGACTAACTTTTATAGTACCATAAGGAACTAAATTACCTGCTCCTGTTCCTGCATATAAACCAAGAATAGAATTTCCTGCATTAGTTGTATTACCTGCCCATAAAGATAATTCTAAATCTCCTGCCGTTCTTGTTATTGATACTGTTGTACCATCATCTTGAATTAAACTATTACCTATTGTACTTGTACCTGTAAACTTAGGTAGGTAGTTAGTAGTACCTGTACCCGTTACTGGATTGGTTAAAGCGTTTTGCTTGTTGTTAAACGTAGTCCAATCAGTAGAACTTAAAGCACCTCTATTAGTTGCACTTGCAGTAGGTACGTTCAAAGTAATTACAGGTGTAGTTGTTCCGTTAGCAACAGTTGAGCTTAAATCAGTTCCAGAAGTTCCGATTGTTAAAGCAGCTACACTCGTTACTGTACCTCCGGTTAAATCGCTTGTTAAAGCAATCGTTCCATTTGCTCTTGGCAATAAATATTGAAACGTATCTCCGTCTTGTAAAGCTGCTACACTTAAAGCATATCTGCGTCTTGTTGTGTTTGCTTGGTTATGTACTATGTTTAAGTCTGTTGCACTATCTGCTACAATCTGCGTATAAGCACCCGTAACAAAATTATATAAGCCTCTTTGCTTAATTAATAAACCTGCTTGATATGAGGCAGTACCTTCTATATATGCACTTCTACTTATTAAATCAAAAGCTCCTAAATCTACGTTAGCCGTTGCTCCGGTGTACGGAACATAAGTTGCAGCATTTGCAGGTGTGTAACCTAATACAGTTGCTATGCTTTTATTTTTCCAAAGGCTTGTAGCACTTTCCCAAAATAAGCCGTCATTGTTTGTAGGTGTTTGTGCAGCTACATTATGAAGCTCGTCTAACTCATAGCCGTTCTGTATCTTAACCTCTATAATACCTTGTGTTGGGTGTGAACGTACAATAATACCAATATAAACTAAGTGAGCAGGAGCGTATTGTTTTGTACTTGTATAAGCACCGGCAGTTGTAGAACTTAAATATAATTGAGTGCCTACACTAAAAGCAGAAGTATCAATATCCGCTAATCTACCTGCTACAACTACAAAGCCATTGTTGTTATTAGTAATATCCGCTTGTACTATGCCGTATGTTTGAGCTGATGTGCTATCGCCACTTGCAAGAGCCTTAGTAACTGTTGGTAAATTACCCTGACCGCCATTAATATAAACTACTGTACCCTTTGTTAAAGTCGCTCCTGTGCTATTGTAAACTTCTGTTATTAAGTTCTTAGCTTGGTCGATTGTTGTAGGGAAAGTAGCCAAAGTACCATCGCCTTTAATATACTGCGCACCTGTACCGGCAAAAGCAAAAGCCAAAGTTCCCGATGTAGTTACAGGGCTGCCACTAATTGTAACACTATCGCCCGTAATAGTTGCAGCTACGCTTGTTACAGTACCTACCGCACCGCTTGAACGCTGCCAAATAGTACCGCTATAAATTACATAATCGCCAACTGCAAAAGTAATAGGACCAGCTCCAAAGTTTACTGTACCGGCTACGTTACAAATATAAACGTCTCCTGTATCTCCTGTTCCGTTTGCAAGTGTAGGTGTGTTAGTAGATGCGTTCCAAGTTCCTTTATATTCCATAATAGAACTAGGAAGCTGACTGATAGGTACTTTACCCTGACTATCCAAAGAAGCATAGCCATTAGCGTTACCCTTTTCACTTCTTAGCTGATAAGTATCTAACAATGCTTGTGATGGAAATACCTCTACATAAGCAGAGCCAGTCCATAAGTAAAGTTTCTTAGTATCTTTTGCGCAATAAATAACGTTAATATCGCCGGTTACAGGGAACGCTGCAAGGTTAGTATAAAAGCTAACTGCACCGCTAAATATAGCTCCTAATTGAGCAAGTGTTATCTTCTTACTTACTCCTGTTGTCGGGTCTCCTATAATAGTTAAATCTGTACTCTCAGGAGCTAACTCGGTAGCTAATTGGTTAATCTTTTTTCCTATCATCTTAGTATGTATAAATAGATGGAATCTGGCATCTATCGTTTAGGTAAGGTAATTGCATTGTAATATCTATCTTAACTCCGGCTAAATAATCAGGGTCGCTTTCGGTAAAATATGTCATAGGTGCGTTATCGCCAATATCCCATATAGCTTTGGGGTATCTTAACTGCGCTACTATGTCTTGACCTACTAATGTCATATCAGACAAAACTTCCGTTTCGTTGCTCTCTTCCATTAGCATTCTATCCATAAAATAAAGGCTAAAATTATAAGTAATATTTTTAGCGTTTATAGTTGCACCCGTTAAAGTGTAGAACATAGCCGGATAAGTTACCTCTCCGTTGCTTAAACGTTCCCACACATCACCGAAGTAAACAAAGTTAATTTGTTCGTGGTCGTTTCCGAGTGTCGTTATTTGCTTTACTATTTGATTGAGTGTTAGGCTCATTCTTAATTTTTTCTAAATAAACACGCAGTTTATTTTGGTTTTTAATTGTTGTTACTTTACTCATATTTAGCAGCCACTACACCCTTTGTCTCCTTGGTATAATTCCTCGAAGCTCTTACCTGCACAGCAATCATAATCGCCAAGCCAAATGCTAGTTGTGTAAGCATCGTTCTCTGGGTGGATTGCATCAATGCCGCTTCCTGGATTTAAGTACTCAGGATAAAGTGTAGAATATTCTTTTAAGTATTTAATCATTCTTTGCTTGTAAAACTCAGCTCTTGTCTTATATCTATTAGCCACGTCAATCATATCCTGCATAGAAGGGTTCTCGGTATTCTCTCCGCCCTTTCTTAACAAGCCTTTGTTATAGAACTGATAAGATAAACCCATTGGAAGCTCACTAAGTACATAGTGTACTAATGTGTCAGCAATATAATTATCTAATAAAATAACTTCGTTAGCGTTTAAGTTGTTAGCGGTTATCCCTGCTTGTAGTCGGTTATATAAAGCACTACCAAGAGCCGGTAGGATATAAATATCCTGTGCAGTTTTAATCTCAGGTAATACAAGTTTCTCGTCTACGTTAGCGTGTAAGCCAGACCTATCTTTTATATTCTGTACGCTTATGAATAATGTGTTTAAGCTCATTTCTTATTTTCTTTATTTTCTTTTCACGATATTGCTGCGCCACTCGTGCCTGCAACTTGGCGAATGTGTATTTGTTCCCGGCTTAGTATACCAGCCGCCTCGTCTATCCCATACGCTATAACCTAATCTTGCACTCATTTGCTCTATCTCGCTACGAGTATAAAACTTATTTGCAGTTACTAAATATTTGCAAAAAGGTCTGCTTGTATCTAAATCGCCATCATTAAAACCTGGCTTCCACTCATAACTGTATCTGATTAAAATCTGAGTAGTCTCAGGCTTCATAGCTTCTACAATCTTGCTTATAGGCTGAGTTAATTGTCTTTCGATAATGATATTACTATCAATCCCTTTGCCTTGCTTTACTTCGGTAGCGTTAATAAACCCCTTCTCAATTAATAGATCAATAACACGCTTTACCGCTCCTACATCTTCCTTCAAAGTGTCAGCTATTACTTCTGGGGTTATTCTTTTATCCTTAACAATTAAATCTAAAATATTAGACTGTAACTGAGTTACATCAGCAAAAGCCTGATAATCCTCATCGTCGCTAAATCTTGTTTTGCTTTTAAGAACTTCATAAGCGTTTCTATCATCTCCGAACTCAAAAAAAACTTGATAATCTTCCTCGCTAAATTCTAAGTCCTCAGCACCAAGCCAAGTACTAACTTCCTCATCACTTAAAGCATATCCACCTTTAAGCATAGAACTTGCTTGTTCTCTTGTAATCTTACCCTTGTTAAAATCTCTAATGATACGCTGCATATTCTGCCATTCTCTACCCTTCAAGCCTTTGATATGCTCATTTACACTTAAAGGACTTGCTGCCATAGGCTGCTCTGTTTCAAGAGGCAAATTGTATTGAGTAGGGTCTATACCTAGCTTCTCTAATATCCATTGTTTTGGTGCTACCTGTAAAATAATGTTCTCACTAAAATCAATTCCGATAGGGTCTACCGGCTGCAATTTAAGTTCTACTGTAACACCTGCATATTGACCTAGCATATTAAATACACCCTCAATCTGCATTTGCTTATATCTAACATAAGTGTTGTTAAATATCTCATAGCTATCACGCATCTGTTGGCGTGTACCTAATTGACCAGCAGTTGCGATACCGAATAAGTCAGGGCTTGTAATTTGGTGACCGCTAAATATGTTAGTTTGAATTAACTCATCTACTCTACTAAAATCTTCTTTGGTTAAATCACTCGCACCTAAGTCATCAACAATAGGCTTTCTAGTTGCATCGTTTACAAAAGCAAGTAAATACTTTTTGCCATCTGCACCTGTGTACATATTGTCAAACTGTCTGCTTACTGCACGTTTCTCGTCAGGACTTGGCTCTCCGTTTGGTAAAGTAATAAGTTTACTAGCAGAAAACCCGGTCTGTGCATTTCCTAAAACGTGCTTACTTACTTCTACATCACTTTCGATATAATTAAGAGCACCGAAATAACCAGGAAGGCTATAAACATTCATTCCCGGTCTATATTCTTTTACATATAGTATCTGAACTCCTTGTGGATTAGCAGGGTTAAACGCATTGTAAACCTCAGCTTTCTCTTGGTTGCGTGTAGTCTTCCAATCTTCTTTATACCAAAACTGCGTGTTGTCTTTATTAGTTCTAATTTTTGTATAATCACAATGCCATAACTCAGCAATCTGCGCACCCATTACACTCCAAATAACTTGAATGTAAGCACCGCCAAATAACTCTAAGTCCAAAGCAACCTTTTTAGTAAGGTCGTTTAAGGTTTCCTCTCTATTTACCTTTTTAACAATAGCCTCTTCGCCTACCCATCCGTTTCCTACAATATAGTTTACCTTGCCTCTAATGATAGCATTGTGCTTGGCTGATTTGTTAAACAAGTCTAGAAGGTACTGCGGATAGTCATTATTCTGACCATACTGCATATACCCTTCGCCTTTTTTCTCTTTATATTCCGGTTGCTTTGCTTCCGCAAATGTCAATACTTGTATTTCCATTATTGTCTAATTGTGAATGTGCTTGTTGTTTCGTATTCTGTGAATGATATAGTTTACCCGTTAGTTCCATAATGCCGGTTTCTAGCAAGTTTAAGCCTGTCGGGTCTGTGTTGGTAGTACTTGCTTGTTCGTAGATTGTATAGGTATATTGCCCGTTTAGAGCCGTATTAAAGTAGCTATTAACTACTATGCTAAACTCGTTGTATCTATCCTTGTAAGGACTAATATCCGTATTGTTTAGCTTTACAAATTTGATGTCCGTATTCGTGCTTCTATTCTCAAAAATGAATAAATAGTTCGGACTTGTTAAAAGCTGCTTCTCAGTCAAGGTAAGGATTATATTTTGGGTTTGTCCCTTAGTAAGTCTTATCACAACTATAAATATAAACTATAACGATTGTTTGCAAAATAAAAAACCCCCGCCTAATGAAAGACGAGGGCATCTATATACAAAACCAAAACAACCTAAGAACCTGCGGTAGTTAATTGACCTGCAACAGTAGAGTTTACCTCTGGTGCAAGGGCTGCTTCCGCACCTGTGAAGGTTAAAGTGTAACCACTTCTATCTCCTTCGGCAGTACCTGTACCTGCATTACCTGCGGTAAGGTCTAAGCCTCTTGTTTTACCTAAGTACCAGTATTTGCCATTGTTGTCTTTGGCTACTGCTACTAATGTGTTTTGAGCTAATAACAAGATTTCGTTTCTTGTGTTAGCCTGTAATTTGTTTAATACGATAGTTAGTTCAGGAGCATAAAAGATAGTTCCGTTCTGTACGTTTGCATTAACATTCTCAACTAATTGAGAAGTGCCTTTTACAAGTTCGTACTTATAGAACTTCTTGCCAGATGCTTTTACAAGAGCAGTAATTACACCACTCGCCTCTGTTGTAGAGGTAACATCTCCTGCTGCCATAAAATAAACTTCGGTTATACCGCCTAAACTGTCTTTGCAGTCAAGAGTATAATTTTGAGTTAAAGCACAAGCCATTGTTATTGAATTAAATTAGTTTGAAAAAATGGGTAGGTATAT